CCGCTGCCGTCGCAGATCAAGGACTCCGACGGCAACACGATGATCCTCCAGACGGGGGAGGACGGCAGCGGCAAGTACGTCTACCCGCCGGGTGTCCAGAAGTCTGGCACGCTGCAGACCAACACCACGGCGAAGACGCTCAACTGGTACGACGGTCAGGGCAACCTGATCAAGAGCGTCCCGAACGACAACTACGTCGCGCCGCAGAACACGGTCAACCCGCCCGCGGTCAACACCGTCGCGCCGCGCATCCTGATTCCCGATCCAGACCATCCTGGGCAACTCAAGTGGATCGACAATGAAGGTCGGGTGACGGCGTCCCAGGCGATGCAGAACCTGGCGAGCCAACTCAGCGGGCACGTTGTCGACGGCAACATCTCGGTAGACGAGGCCAAGGCGATCATCGACGCCGCGAACCAGGCGATGGTCACCCAGGCCAATGCCGCGAACACGGCGCTCGACTACACGTCCAGGTCGGCGCAGACGGGCGCAGGACTGCTCCAGCAGCGCGCCGCGAGCGCACAGGGAATCCTCTCGGACGTCATGCGGACGGCGTCGCAGCGTCCGCTGTACGCCGGTGCGCCAGACGTCAGCGGCATGGGCTCGGCCATCGCCGGCTACACCGCGTCGCTCTTCGGCGGTCAGGACGTGCTCGATGCCGCGGCGAACGCGGTCAAGGCGGTCAATCCGCAAGCGCCAGGGCCGATGCAGGCCGCGGCTACCGCGGCACTTACCCAGATTCTCCAGAAGCGTCAAGAGCTCACCGGCGAGGCGCATCCGACGGTGCAGGCGCAGCAGGCAGCGCGCGAGTCGGCGGCGCAGGGAGGCGTGGTCGCGCCGAACCCCGTCATCCAGCCAGTCCAGCCCCAGGGTCTGCCGACCGTCGCGCCGTGGCAGCGTGCCGACCAGGTGTACGGCACCGCGCCGGCAGGCAACGCGCTGGCTCCCGCGGGGGTGGCTGGCGCGGTGGCTCCTGGCTCGCCGAATTTCCTGGGCACGTTTGCAGCACCGCAGTTCGTGCAGAGCGGTCTGCCCGAAGGACGTAGCGTCGCCCCCGTCCAGGCGTCGCCGATGCCGGGCTTCATTGCGCCGTCGCCGCAGGTTCGACCGCCGGCACCGACCGTCAACCTCTACATCGGAGCGCAGGCATGACCAACATCGTCAACGGGCATGACCTGGATACGCAGTCAGGTCGCGCCGACTTCCGCAACGAAGGCGGCTACGTCGAGGGCAACTCGAGCGGTGGCGGCTACACCTATCAGACGCCGAGCGGTCAGGTCGGCCAGGGGGGTGGAACGCAAGCGCCGACGCAGGGCGCGGTCTACAACACCCCGAGCTCGGGCGGCGGGACGACGAGCAGCACGGTCAACCGCACGTCGAGCAATACCAGCGACCTGGACGCGCTGTACCAGCGCATCCTCAACGCGCAAGCCGCGGGCGACGCCAAGGCGCTCCAGGAGCAGATTCGCGAGTTCGACGCGCGCTTCGGTCTCGACCAGCAGCAACTCTCCGAGAACATCCGCCAGTTCAATCAGAACTACCTGATCCAGCAGGCGGGGCTGACCGGCACCTACAACGGTCAGGACACCCAGGCGGCGATCCTGCAGGCCAACAACATCGCCGCGCAGATAGCCGGCATCACCGGCTACTACACCAACCCCAACCAGGGCACTGGCAACCTGGCGCTGGACGGCTTCCAGACCAAGGCCAGCGATTCCGACCGCCAGACGTACCTGCAGGCCGAAGGTGGCAACGTCCAGGCTGCGGCGGAGCACTGGCTGCGGGACGTCACTGGTGCGGTCAGGAACGCGGTCATCAACGCCGGCGGGCAGTACACCACCGACTCGCTGCGGCAGTACATCTACGGCCAGGACACGCCCCAGACCACGCTGGCGAACAGGCTGCAGCAGGCCAACATCGCCGCGCAGCAGGCGCAGATTTACGGCACCGCGCCAGGGTACGACGCGAACGGGAACCCGCTCCCGACCGCCGCGGGCACGGCGACGCTGGCGGCGCAGAACCAGGCGTATACGCAGCAGTTCAACCTGGCGCAGCTTGCTTCTCAGCTACAGGCCAACCCCTTCAGGCAAGCCCAGGTGCTCGGTCAGGCTAACCGCATCCTGGCTGGCAACCCCGCGCCCGGCTTCCAGGCTCCGCAGACCGTCGCCGGGATCGGGACGGTGGGCGGCAATACGCAGGGCGGCATGGGCTACCTGCAGCAAATCATCGACGACATCAAGAATCCGTCTGCGAACCAGTCCCAGGCGCAGGCGTTCATCGACCAAACGCCGACGCCGAACAAGATCGACTCGGCCAGCTTCCTGCGCGCGACGCCGACCACCCAGAACATCATCCTCCAGGCGATGCAGGAGAAATACGGTCTCGACCCGCAGGACTCGCTCAAGCAGATTCAGAACACCCTGCCGCAGTTCACCGCGCCGACGTCGCTGGCAGGAGTCAGGAGGTAGGCATGCCCCTCATCGGCGGTAAGAAAGCGAAGACCAGGGCGGGAATGAGCGCCAACATCCGCGCCGAGATGAAAGCTGGTAAGCCGCAGAAGCAAGCGGTCGCTATCGCGTACGCCCAGGCACGGCGGAAAGCCAAGAAGTGACGATGTCCGATCGGGGCGTCCACCCCGACCTGGTAGATGAGCAGGCTGCAGCAGCGCCCCAGGAGGCGCACAATGCTGAAGGCAGGCCACGCCGCTCTCGAGCGGTCAGGTCTGCCCCTCCGCCGTCTCCATCCAGCGAGAATGGTGCCGGATCGGGGGAGGTTGTCGGAGTAACACCCGATGCCTCACCCGAATCGGGTGAGGCGGAAGGTCGGACCGACCAGGACTGGCGCGAAGCGTGGGCCAGAGCCGAGTCGCCAGAGGACGCGTTCAAACTTCTCGCCAAGAATCTGCCGCGGGAAGCGATCGAAAAAGACGAGACGCTCTCGGGGCTGATCGGCTCGAGGGCCGACCTTCGAGCTCGCGACATCCTGCGCCAGCAGGAGCGCGACCGTCTCGAGGCGGCGAAGCGCGACGCCGCGGCCAATAACGACCTGTATACGCTCGGCGAGCTCGCCCGCCAGGACTACGTCCAGCAGGGGCAGCAGAGCGACCAGGTGGCGCAGCTTCAACCGCTCATGGAGGTCATCACCCGCGTCCAGCAGACCCTGCCGGAGTCGATCCAGCGCGAGATTGCCGGGAAGGCGTACGGCGAGGGGAAAACCTGGAGCGAAGGTGCTGTAGAGTACGTCAACGACGTTATCGGCAGACTTACCGAGCTCGGCTGGAAAGAGCGCGAGTCCGCACTGAGGAAGTCGATATTGAGCGAGGTCAACGGCTCCGAGCCGGTCCCAGAGCGCGAAGGCGGTCAACCCGCCCGCGTCCGTGTTGTGACCAGCGAACAGGTCGATGCAATGTCGCTCCGCGAGTACGAGGCGCTGTTCGATGAGAACGGTCAACCAAGGCCCGGGGTGCTGTATCGAGTCACGCGAGGCACCCCTATTCAATCGAGATAAAGGGGTCAGCCAGTGCCTACTGGTGCAACGGAATTCGTAGACAAGACCATCGCCGACGGGGTGTTCAGCCCGGACGTGTGGAGCAAGCAGGTACTGCGCGCGACCGAGTCGAACCTGGTCATCGCCGATAGCGTCAACCGTGGGTTCGAGGCCGACGCCAGCGTGGGCAAGAGCGTGAAGGTTGCCTCTATTGGTAATCTCGCGGCTCGCGCCAAAGCGGAAAACACCGCCATCACGTACGAGACCGTGGCGGAGACAGCGACGACGATCGTGCTCAACATCTGGAGCTATGCCGCGGTCGGCATCGAGGACATCGTCAAGGTCCAGTCCACCGTGGACGTCCAGAACGAGTACCAGCGCAAGCTCGGCTACGCGGTCGCCAGGGATGTTGATAGCAAGCTCGCGGCAGACTTCGCCGGCTTCAGCCAGTCTGTGGGTACCTTGGGTACCGCGGCGTCCGACGCCAACGTGCTCGGCGCGATCAAGCTCCTGGACGACGCCGACGTGCCGCAGGACGACCGTTTCTTCGTCATGACACCGGCAGAAAAGGTCGCCAAGCTCGCGCTCGATCGGTGGAGCAACGCGCTGTACATCGGCACCGGCAATATGCCCGTCAAGAACGGCGTGCTCGGCGAGATGTACGGGCTCACGCTGAAGGTGACGACCAACCTGGTCAAGCCCGCCGCGGGTCAGGCCAACAACGCCATCTTCCACCGCGACGCGTTGGCGCTGGTCATGCAGCGGTCGCCGAAGACGCACGTCTTCTACGACATCGACGTCTTTACCTGGAAGCTCGCCGTCGAGGAAATCTACGGCCACCAGGAGATGCGCGATAACTTCGGCATCCTGGTTCTCGGAGCAAGCTAAGCATGGCTGACGCCGTTACTGGCAACGCGTTCATCGACACCCTCCTGGAGCAAACGTCGGCGACGGCGTCGCAGCCGAAGCGCGGCCAGAACTACAACTATCCGCAACGCCAGTTCCTGAAGCCGGATGGCACGGTCGTCTGGCTGCAGGGCGACCCCCAGAACAGGGCGTACTACGCCGACAAAGGCTTCCGCGAGCTCAGGCAGACCCCTGGTCGCGACGGTGGCCTGTCGGAGGCCGATCAGTACAACCAGGTCGAGTACCCCAGGATTCTCCAGGAGCAGCGCACCAAAGCGGCGCTGATCAACGCCATCCGTCGGGCGGGCGAGCGGTATCGCGATCTGTCGCTCGAGGACACCTTCGATGACTATTCCATCGAGGAAATTCGCGAGTACCTGGCAGACATCAAGCGGGAGACCGGCAAGGACATCCGCGTGGTCATGCCGAAGAAAGCCGCGGCGCGCGAGGCGGCAGAAGACGCGCGGCTCCTGCAAGGCGTCGAGACGAGCGAGAGCATGTCGATCGAGGGGCTGCAGGCCAAGCTCGAGGGCGGTCGAGACCGCACCATCCAGGGCACCGGCTACGACCCCATCGAACAGGCGCGCAAGCGCCAGCGTGGAGGTGTCTGATGGCTACGGAAAAGCAGACCGCCAGTACGCAGCAGACGGCGTCGGCGGCTGAGTCGCCGACTCCTGCCCCCGCCCCCGCCCCCGCGGTGGTCGACCCGTCGCCGACCCAGGCTCCCATCACGTTCAGCCAGGAGAGTCTGCAGGACGTCCTGACGCGCTATCCCGCGGCGGCATCGTCAAGCGAGGTGCTGGCGCTCCGACCGAATCGGTACGAAGACGCTACAACAGGGCCAGACCGCCAGATTTCGATGACCCTGTATACCCATTGGCGGAAGCCCGACGGGTCGGACTTCATCGCGCCAGTCGGTAACGCCGAAACGTACGAGCGCAAGGGCTACACCCGCGGGGCTGACGAAGACATCCCCGACCTGGTGGCGTACCTGGCGGAGCAGGCTGGCAAGCCAGCAACCTGAAGGAGGGGCACATGACACAGCAGGATCACGACCGCGAGGAACGCGAACGTCTCGAGCGCGAGCGCGTAGCGCAGGGGTCGATGCCCGACCAGCCGCCAGAGGACGTCCTGGAGCGGATCTCGGGCGTGCCGAAGTCGCCAGAGCAACTCGAGGCGGAGCGACAGGCGGTCGAGGAAGAGCGGCTCCATCCTGAGCACCCTGAGCCCCCCACGCCGCCGCAGAACCCTCCTGGGCAGGAGGATAAGCCTGAGCCCAAAGACAAGAAGTGACCCCGAGCGACATCGCGCTGCAGCCTGGAGCCGCGTCCGGGCTGTGGACGCATACGCCCGTCGATTGGGGCGGCAACGAGGGGTACGCCAAAGCAGCGGGCTGGCCCAACAACGCCAGCCAGGGCGACCTGGGCCTGGGCGATGGGACGCGACCTGGTGGAGCGCAGACGCAGACGTACGTGCCTGGCGGCATCATCATGTCGAACATCAACCCGACCAACATCACCTCTACGTCGGCGGGCATCACGGTCACGTTCTCGAGCACGCCGACGTCCTGTCAGGTGAACTACGGAACGACGCAGGCGGTCGGGGCCAACGTAGCCGGCACCGCGACGCTGAGCCAGACCATCGCGCTCCCGGGCCTGACGTCGCAAACGACGTACTACTTCAACGTTCAGGCGACCGACGCCAACGGCACGGTCGTGTCCAACCTGGGCACGTTCAAGACGTTCTAGGCGACGGAAGGAGGCGCTCCGCGTGACCAGCGCAGCAGTGGACGACATGCTCGGCAAGGCGGCATACGACGCCTACAAGATGCAACTCGGCGAGATGAACGAACCGTGGGACGGTCTGACCGGCACCGAGCAGAACGCGTGGATAGCTGCGGCCAGGACCGTCGAGGCGCAGGTGAGGGA